CTACCTCTGTGATTAAATACTATACCACATCTCATAAACTCCTCACATAAGAAAGGAACATCAAAGAATAAGGCATTATACCCTCCTAAGTCACTATCACCAATAAAGTCATTGATTTCAGATGCTACCATTTCAAAGGTTGGTTTATCCTTTAACATCTCTAAAGATATGCCATGCTTTTCTTCAGCNTCGGCTCTCATTGCTACATTTCCTGGATTTACTAATTGATTGTAAGTTTCAATCTCATTGCCATCAAAATCTGTTTTAATCATACAGATCTCAATTATGCGGTCAGCTGTTGTGCTGATTCCTGTGGTTTCTAAATCAAACCAAACTATATTTTTCTTCATACTATTCTAATTAACTTTAACTGTTATAAATATTATATAGCTAAAATTAAAGATAGTTTTAAGAAAATAGAATGTTTTTATGCTGGGCCTGATACGGATATTTCAACTGTTTGGATTGCAGTTGATATGTTTTGAGGTAATGATCCAATAGTTCTATTTAAAGAGTTTAGAGTCTTCTTAAGTTCCGAAGATCCACCACTACTAGACGAAGATTTCTTAGAATCTCCACCTGTTCCAGTTATTCTTTCTAATATGTTAGGACTGTCTCCACCAGCTTCCATCATATCCCTAATATCTTCAACTGCTCTAGCTAATGCCCTATAAGCTCCTCTATCAGATGATAGGTTAGATGCGCTATCAAATAAATTACCAAATGATACTGCCTTGTCAATATCTATTTTATTAATTGAATCTGCAATTTTAGAAATACCTTCAGCAGCTTTATCTAATTGGCCTTTTTCTGCAACATCCCCTAAAGTTACTATAAAGGATTTAAAATCATCTAGTTCTTGAGACATTTCAGGATTAGCTGCATAAAGATCACTGAACGCAGTTCCTATAGAAGTTAATAATTTACCTACCGATGCTGCAACCGCTTCCGGTTGAAAATCTCCACTGAAAGCTTTAAGGCCTTCTGCAATATCTGTTAATGCAGAACCTGCACCATCAACAGCCTCAATACCTTTTTGTATTTTATTTTCATCCCAACTAAAAAATAACCAAGAATCCGATTCTTCATTTTCTGCTCCACCAATAGAAGCAAAAGCAGAACCAACTAAACCTAATGTTGTTTTAATTTTCATAGCAACAGCTTCAGGATCTTCAATACCTGAAAATGTAGATAAGGCTTCTGCAATATTTCTTAATTCTGCACCTGCACCCTGTACTGATTCAACACCTTCTGCTACTTTATTCTTTTTAATTCCAAGTAGGCTTCCCCAAAAACCACCAGCCTGTACATTACCTTGATCGGCAACAGCTGCAAACGCTTCTTGTACAAAACCAACTGATTTAGATATAGCTGCCCCAACTGCATCAAAATCTACTTTAGATTCAACTAATTTTTGAAATTCAGTTAAACCAATTGCAATATCCTTTAAAGCGGTACCTGCACCTTGTACTGAAGATAATCCTTCTGCTACTTTATTCTTTTTAATTCCAAATAATGATCCAAAGAATCCACCTGCATCTACATTACCTTCCTCAGCTACGGCAGCAAATGCTCTTTGTATGAATCCAACTGTTTTAGATATTGCATCTCCTAATACAACAAAATCTACTTGACTATCTACTAATTTTTGAAATTCTGTTAAACCTACCGCTATACTAGTTAATGCTTTACCTGCACCCATTACAGAATCTATTCCTTTCTTAGTTGCATTAGGACTAAATGCGTTTCCAAATACAGCTCCAAATAAACCTGTTGGGGTTGCAGCTTCTCCACCTGCTTGTGCAAAGGCTGTACTAATACCAGATAAAACTCCAGCTAATTGTACACTTTCTTCATCAGTCCAATCTAGTTTTTGATAATCTTTTAATCCTACTGATAATAAACTTAATGCTTTACCTGCTGCTGCAAAACCTGCGGCAGCTGATACCATAGCAACAGCATCTGCTCCACCGCTTATTGCGCCACCTATGCTTGCAAATATTCCTTTTATTCCTCCACCTTTAGGAGGCCCTATAAATGCCGTTTTTACACCAGCTAATGTTGTTGTTAGTTTAACAGCATCTTTTTCTGTAAAGTTAACTTTTTGAATAGCTGCTAATCCCGGTGCTAATAATAACAGTGCACCACCGATTGCTGCAAACGCTAGAGCTCCTGGTATAATAAATAATGCNCCTAATCCTGCTGCTGCAAATTCTAAACCTAACATTAATAATAATGCACCCTGTACTCCAACATCTTCCATTGTAGTATCTTTAGTAGCATGAGCAAATGGAATATATCCTAAACCAAAGACTAATAAACCAACACCCATGGCAACCATTGAAAGTGCACCTTGTATTATAAAAGAAAATGCAAATCCTAATAAAGCAGTTGCTATTCCTAGCCCTACTAATATTCCTGCTTGTAATGCTATATCACCTAATGTTGGAGCTGTTAATGCAATTAATCCTGCATAGGCTGCATATCCTAAACCAAATACTGCTAAACCAATACCCATCATAGCTAAAGCAACAGAACCTTTCTTAACTTGTTTATCAACTAAACCTAAAAGAGCTACGGCACCACCTATTAATATTATAGATCCAGCCATAGTCATCATTAGAGGCAGTCCGCCTTGCATAACAAAATAAGATACTAAAGCAAAGAGCGCTAAACCGGCTGCAAATTTGACCAATCCCATACCCATATCAGCCATAGCTTCTCCACCACCTTTAATTTGTTTTTCCGCCATTCCTAGTAAAAGAAATAATGGAGTAACCAATATAGTAGTTAAGTATAAAATAGGAATTCCTAATGCACCAATTAATAAAAGTGGTGTGGCTAATGCTAAACTTTTTGCAAATTTAAATATTGCACCACCCATCATATCTAATGATTCAATACCTTCTTTAACCTTTTTGGAATCTTGTTCTGCTAATTTAGTAAATGTAGTTTCAATAAAATTTGCAAATTTCTCTACACCTTTCTTAGGTACAACTGCCCAAAGAATCATTCCCATCGCAGTTTTAATAGATCCTATACCTAATGCTTTTAAATCAGCTAGTTTACCACCTCCGCCACCTGCAGGAGCACCGCCACCNGNAGCATCTTCTTCATTTTTTTCTTTTAGTGCTGATAATAGTTTCTTTCTGTGCAAACGAGTAAAAATAAAATTGCTTAAATTTCTACTGGAATACTCCGCCTCATCAGCGGAACTTGCCGCTATTTGTTGAAGCAATAGAGTTTGAGTTTGTAATTCACTTATAATGGCCATTGATCCACCACCATCATTACCACCAGTAGAGACTGCAATAAGAGCATCTAACTTTTCATTGGTTTCATTGGCGGCAGCCTCTATTTTCTTTAGAGGGTCCATTAAATCTTTTAAAGTTACGGCAGCCATTTAAGGTTTATTTTTTACAATTTAGGCATTTTTAATGAAGGCATCTTTGGTGCTTTCATACCTTTCATTTGACTAGAAGCCTGGCTTTTTAAGCCATCCATATTGTATTTATCCTGAGTGTCTTTAGTATTTTGTTGCTCTTGCTTATTACGCTCTTTTAGTAAATCATTATAAATTTCTAATGTATACTCATATTCATAGAAAGGAAGCAAATCCAGCTCTGAAGGCTGGAGATGCAACTTTTCTAAAAGTAATACTCTGACTTTAAAGAAGTTCAGCAGAGATATCTGGAATAATGAACATAGCCTTGATACCGCCGGGAAACGTGAGCGGAACGGTGACCTCCTCACCGCAGCTTTGACATGGGAATCCCATCTCCGGCTTTACACCGATTTTTAAATCTTCAGCTAACCTATACACAATTGTATATTTTGTAGCATCCCATCCTTGAAAGGAGGTAATTAAAGAAAATATATCTTTTTCTTGCCATCCTCGCCATTCTCTCTGTAAGTAAGGCAAGATAGCTAGTGTAGATTTATCCCAGCTTTGATTTTTTTCTTCCCTAGTTCTGATATAATCAGTTATAGCTCTCATAACACCGATTGTAGGTGGTGCCAATTTAATCATGCCATAATTTTTTGTAGTTATAGAATAACACCTATCAGCATCATCATAATATTTTTCAATTGAATCAACAATAGTATTAAATTGTAAATTGTTTGTTCTCAATTCAACAGATTCTTGTGCTTTACAATTATTAGTTTTACATGATTTTTTTCCAACAGGCATCATTAATGTTTGTTCTCCTGTTTTAAATGTTAATTCTCTAATTGACAAAATTAAATAAATCCTGTCTTCTTCAAGAACATCTTTATAAGATCCTCTTTGATTTCCATATTGTACTTTACTACATGATAGTACAATATTATTTAATCCATCATCTACTTCTTTTAAATTGTTTTCGTCTATTGTAGAAAACGCTCTAATTTCAGCAACTCTTGCAGGCCTGATATGAATTTCAAAATCATCTCTATAAAATTTACCTCTTGATGGGAATGTAGTAAGATCTAATTTAGTATATCCTACTAATGCATTTAATCTTTTTATTTCTACATCATCAGACGTAATTTTATCCATTTGTCTGTTAACATCAACTTTACCTAATTCCTTAACTGTTTCTTTAGGAGTTTCTGTAGCTTCTACTGCAATACCTTCAGCAGCAGCAAATTCTTTCTTAATATTTTCTTCGTGCTCTTTTGACATTTTTAATTATTTTTTATTAATTGTTTTTCAATTTTATTTTCATCAACAATATGCTCTACTATTAACTGTCTTACATATCTAGAAATTGCTACAGGTTTTATACCAGTTTCCATTGATTTTTGTATAATTATTGTATTTAGACTATCCTCATCTTCAGGTGTTAATAAAACTTGTAATTTTTTAGTAAGCCTTTTCTTTTGAGGAATAAGTTCTTGTACAGTTTCATTGAAACCATATTTAGGATTATCAGATTTAAATTTACCAATCCAATATTCCACTCTTTTTAAAACATCACTTAAAGGTTCATTGCCTTCAAAAATTTCTAGAACTTCTCTATTAAAAGCTTTAGTTCCAAAATCTCTAACTGCTCTTTTGATGTATTTGCCTGATCCAAGGTTATTTGGGTTATCGTTTATAGAATACCCTACATAAACCTTGTTTGTTTTTTGCTGTTGTAATTTATAGATTATCATTTCTATATTATATATTTTATATTATATATTAGGGAGTAAGCAAAAAAACTGGGAATACTTTAATATTCCCAGTTTAATATTTAAAATTTATGCTCCTACGTTCTCTTCAACCCAGTGATCACAACGATAAGTCATTGTTAATTCAGCTGCATCTTGAGTTTCATAATTCAATTCATCCACAAAATCAGGTTGTCCAGTTGGGAATACATCTTTAAATGTAATCTTTCTGAAAATATCACCTGCTCTGTTATATTGAACTACAATCATACTTCCTATATAATCTTTCTTTAATCCCATTTCACCAGTTAATGGATCATAGATTAAGTTATTCCAATTACGGAAAGTATTATAAATGTAGTTTTCATTAGCTTCATTCAAATTAAGAGTAAAGTTCATGGTTAAATCAACAAACGTCTGAGCTGGCATACCTGCATAAGATCTATCAGCAAACTTATATTTTTGATTTATAGCATCAATAGATGGATTTAAGTTATTTAATCCTCCGATTGATTTTACTTGCTCTAAGATTAAACCCGTATCATCCCCTAGTGGTGAAAATACAGTCACCTCAAATAGGTTAGGCTGAATAGGTTCGTACCTTTGGCTACTGGCCCTTGACTGGGTATAATGTGGTAGTGGCATATTAATTTATTTTTTTTATATATTCTTATTTAGTTTCTTCTTATTGGAAGTTTCCTGAACTAATAGCTCCTGTCTTAAGAATTGTTGTTCTCTGTACGAGAATTTCCATTCCTCTTACTGGTTCAATGTATGTATCTAAGATACCAACATTTTGATCAATAACTTCTGGTGTATTATTAGTTTCGTCCATTACGTTTTTATAATCGTAAACACCATCATCATTTTGAACCGTTGATAAGAAGTTATCAGCAAGTGTTTTAATTTCCAATCTAGTTTGAGCTGTATTAAATTCAAACA